GCAGATACTGATAATGCTACTGAAACTGATAATCCTGAAATAATGTTTTCACAAGATGGTGGTGGTGTTACAGGTTCAATAGGATTTACTGATGTTAATGATTTGCGAATAACAAATGCTTATAATCACGATGATGGCGATATACATTTACAAACAAGAAGCACTACAAGAATGTCTGTTTTAGGAAATGGTAATGTAGGTATTGGTACTGGAAGTGCTTCAACATTATTACATATACATAAAGAAATGTCTAATAATGCTGATAATAGTTTAATGACTATACAAGGCGATTTGGCTTCAGGCGATTTAGGTACTGAAAAAGTATTAATAGATTTTACTATGACTGATGCTAATGCAAATAACTATCCACAAGTTAAAATAGGTGCAGCAGTAGGTAAAAATTCAGATGCTAACTCTTTAAGCAAAGAAGGTAGTGGAGCATTTGTTGTATATACAAGTGCAGGTACATCTGATGTTGATGGAGAAGATAATACAGCAGAAAGAATGAGAGTAGATTATCAAGGCAATGTTGGAATAGGTACTACAAGTCCACAATCGGCTTTACACGTTGAAGAAGGCGATATAAGAATTGATACTGCTCAAAATGGTACACAAGCATTAAGATTTAGTGATAGAAATGGTACAGAAGGACAATTACAATATAATTCACAGTATTTAAAATTAAGAATGTTAACTGATGCAGCAGATGGTACAGATACAAAAAGATTAACAGTATTAGGTGGGCAAGATGCTACAGCAGTAGGTATAGGTACAGACGACCCTACTACTACACTTGACGTAGAAGGTACTGTGTCATATAAATCAATAGGATTATCGTCAAGTTCTGATGCTTTTGATGTGTCAGGTGCTACAACAGTAACTGCAAATTCTGCTTCAGGTAATATAATATTAGGTGGATTTGCTAATGGTGTATCAGGACAAATTATACACGTCATACATCGTTCACCTACAAATAGTTTAAGATTTGAACATAATGAAGCAACAGCCACACAACGAATATATACAAGCACTTCAGCAGATAAAACTTTAAGTGGTTATGGTGGAATGACACTATTTTGTGATGGTAGTAATTGGTTTGAAATAGGTAATTAGGAGATTAAATGAAACTACAAGAAAAACTAGATAACTTAACTAAACAAAAAGACCAACTAGAAGTTGCCTTATTAAAAACATTAGGTGCTATGGAAATGGTACAATCATTGATTGCTGATCAGGAAAAGCCAAAGAAAAAGGATAAATAATGGGAAGTTTAGCAGGTAAAAGTCCAGCAACAACATATAAAAGTTTATTAAAAGTAGCAGATGAAACAAATGGTGTTTCAGATAGCCTATCACAAATAGAAGATGGAGAGGGAACTGCATCTTGTTTATCAGTTACTCGTGCTCAATTTCACGTTAAAGGTTTATCAGATTCTACAGGTACATTACAAGTTAAAAATACAGGTGGTTCAAGTATATTAAAAGTTGATACATCAAATAGTGCAGTTTTGGTAGGCTCATCATTAGTAAGTGCTACTACACAGTTATTGAATTTTGCAGGTTATAGAATAGTTTCAGGCTCAACATCACAGCATATGTTTGTTCCTTGTGGTGGTAATGGTTTTAATGCAAGTATAGCAGAAATAAATGGTGGTACAGGCACAGACCCAAGCACATCATTAGATAAAACAACACAAACAGACGAAACTGTTAATATGTTATTTAATGTTCCTTATAATATGACAATAGATGCAGTTAAAGTATTTGCATCAACAGACCAAGACACAGATTGCACTCTTAACTATCACTTGATGAGTTATGATATGGTAGCAGATGGAACAACAAATGATGGTAATTTATCTAATGGAACAGTATTAGCAGATGGACAAGCAACATCAGTAGATAGAAATGTTTTAAAATCAACAGATTTAACAATACAAAGTTCAAGTGTAACAAGTGGTAAAGTAATTGCTTGTTTTGTAGAAAATGAAACAAACACAGACGATATTAATATTCAGGTACAAGTCAAGTATCATATAGCATAGGAGAAGAAATGGCAAAATTAGAAGCAAATTTAACAATAAAAGCAACAACAGGAACATCCTATGATTGTATTATGGAAGATGTTTTTACGGAAATCTATAGAGAAAGTAATGTGCTAGACAATACTGATGCTTTTACAGAAATAGCAGCATTAGGAAAAACAAACAGTAGTGCATTAAAAGGAACAAAATTAATGTTATTAAAAAACAATGGCGTTATTCCTATAGAGTTACAATTTAAATTTAATGAATTTAAAGATGATTCTAATGTAGATAAAACTAATAGCGTAGATTTAGGTGCAGGTGCTACTGCAAATAGATATGTATCTTATTTTTTAGGTGCTAATGAATATATAGTTTTGCCTAACCAATTTTTTGTTGGTTACAATGCTAATACTTCAGCAGGAAATGCTGCTACTATAGACAATAAGGCAGGTTTTGATATTAATAGTGGTAATTTATATAGAGGAGCTTCAGATGCAACAGGTAATATTTTGTTAAATGATGGTGATAATATAAATACTACAGATACAGCAATAGTTGTTGATAATGGTCCTTTTTTTAGAGCAGGTGATTTAATTAGGCTTGAAAATGAAATTATGGAAGTTACTTCAATTTCTGGTAATACTTTAACTTGCAAAAGAGGTGTACTAGGTTCTACTGCTGCATCACATAATGATGACGTGGCTATTAGATTTCCATTTTTTAACGCTTATACTAATTTTGATAAATACAGCTACACACAAACAGATACAAGTGGAAAATGTAAAATACATAATTTATTTGGTTATGGAAGAAGTAGGGCTAATGCAACTACACACGCTAACACAGGTATTGTTAAAGGTTCTTTTGCTATGAAGTTTTACAACTCAGGTTATCAAGAGTTTGGAATGTCAGGTGTAACGCCAAATACAGAATCAGGTTTAGCTGCTTCAACAGCTTATGGTATAAACATAACAGTAGATGGTGGTAGTACATTTGTTGATTTAACATTTACAACAGATGCTACAAATACTAAATTTGGTGGAAATAATGGTGTTTTAGGCAAGATTCAATCTGCACTTGACACTCAGTTCTATACAGCAGGACACTTGTTTGAAAAAGGCGTTACTGTAAGTATTGTAAATGGCGACATAAGATTTACTTCTACTAACAGAACAAGAGCAAGTGCTATATTGTTAGCTACAGCAGGTTCAGCAACAACACCATTTGGCGTAGGTAGAATACCTGCTATTGGTGATATAGAAACACCAATATCTGCATTATTACCTGATGACACATTGTTAGATAACGTAAATTATAATGAAAGTAAAAATAAAAATGCTTTTGCTTATGATGATGGTAAAGGTAACATTTTAGGTGCAGCTACAGGTACTATTAACTACGAAACAGGTGCTTTAGATTTTACAGGTCCAATAGAAGCAGAATTTGCTACAAGTTTTAATTACAATTCAGCTTATAGTGGTGGTATTGGTGGAGCTGCTGTTACACAAGGTATTACTAAAATATATGCTAGAAGTATGAATAGTAAAATTAATGCTGAAGTAGAATTGTTGAGTTTTGTATAAGGAGAAAATATGGGATATGGAATATATAAAAACAAAAAGAAAAAAATGAAAAAGACTAAGCGTAGAAAGAAAAAGTGAAATGGCTAAGTATAAGGGTAGATCAGTTAGATTGAATAAGCCACGAAGAATAACTAAGGGAAGACCTGGTTATGGACGTAAAAAGTTTGAAGTATTTGTAAAGGCAGGAAGTAAAACTAAAAGGGTAGCATTTGGTGACCCTAATATGAGAATTAAAAAATCAAGTCCAGCTAGACGTAAGTCTTTTAGAGCAAGGCATAATTGTGCTAATCCTGGACCTAAAACAAAAGCAAGATACTGGTCTTGTAAGAAATGGTAGGAGAATAAATGGCAGCACCAATATATTGTACACATAAAGAATTAAAAAGAGTATTTCCTCAATTAGATAGTTTTGATGGTAAAAAACCTATATATGGTTGGAATCAACTATTTACACACGCTAGTAATGAGCTGTATGAAGCCGATAATACAGGGTTAGTAACAATATTATTTAAAGATGGACAAGACCTTACACCATACCAAAAAACTGAGAATTATACTGATTCTACGACAAATACAGATGAAGCAGTAGATGTGATAGAAACTGCAATAGATGTGGTAGATGGTAGCGTATTAGCTTATGGCGATATTATTAAGATAGATGATGAAAAAATGTTAATTACGAATATATCTTCTAATACCATAACAGTAGAAAGAGGATTTTTAGGTACAACAACAGCAACACATAATACAAGTACAGATGTATATATTGGCGTAACTTGGACAGAAGAAAATCAATGGCTATACAACGAAGGATGTGATTCTTTATTATTTTACGCAACCACAATAAATCCTTCTGATTCATTAATGGAGGCAGGTGAAGATTTTACAGGTGTTGTAACACAATTTAGAGCTGATGCTAGTAGATACTTAGATAGTATGTTAGACCCTAATATGCCAAGAGAGGCGTGGAAAGATAAAGAAGGTAACTATGACTATATTATTATTAGAAGCACGGCTTTAATAGCTGCTAACTTTATGATTAAAAGTCACGATCCTAATAGCGAATTAGCTAATGCTCTTATGGATGAAGCTATGCAAAACATAAATAACATAAATGAAGGTAAAGCAGCTTTATCTTGGCAAGTAACAAGGGATAGTTCACAAGGTGTAGTTAGAGATGTGGTTTATGGTACAGCAGGTGCTATAAGACCTGTAGATACTAGAGGTGAATGGGTAGGAACTTATGATTTAATTAAAGTTATCATTACTACAGGTGGAGCATTAGGTACGGCAAAATACTCAGTATTTACTAAAGATGATGTAAAACTTAAAAATAATGAAGTATTATCTAATGAAGTAATTAGTGGTGATTATCAACCTTTAGCTGGAAGTTTACAAATAAGGTTTGCTGGTAATACAGATGCAATTCAAAACGATGAATGGGAAATAGAATGTTTTGGAAGATATGAAGATGTAGATGCTTCTAGTGGTAAAGCTGTAAAAATGACAAGAATTAGACGTAACGGAAGAAGATATTAATGGCTATAACTTTTACTAACAACTTTAAGGGTATTCTTGATAAATTAAGAGGTATAATTAGAACAGAATTTAAGTCTACTCTGCCTGTGTATATTGGACATGAAACTAAAGATGCTGGTACACAGTTTTTAAGATTAGACCCTATAGGTAGTGAATTATTGAAATATGATATATCTGCCGAAACAAGAGAATTTACAATAGATATGTATTATTACTTTTCAGAACCTAATGTTAATAAAAATGCATTAGATCAAGTTCTAAGAGTAACATCAAGGATTGAGGCATTAATACACGATAACATCTCAATGACACTCGCTGACAGCTCTAGATGTTTTAATTGTCGTATTCAAACAACTGAGCTAAATGCCTTAGATGACGAAAACGAATATGTTGTGCAGTTGACTTGGATTGGACAACATTTAGCAAATGTAGGATAGGAGGTTTTATGAAAGTAAAACTAAAAAAAGGAGTACATCTATCATCTATGGATAATCATTGTGGTTTATCATATAAAGATTGGATTGCTCTAGAACAAGGGAAAACAGTAGAACTTGACGAAATAAACAAGTTCATTAAAGATAAAGTAGAAACAGTAGGTGCTGAAAAAAAGCAACCTAAGAAGGAGGATAAATAGATGTCAGTATTTTCACCAAAAGATTTTAAGGTGTTTGTATCTGAGGAAACAGGAGCAACAGGCACACCAACCGATTTAACATCAACAGCAAATGTATATCAGTTAGATGTAGATTCAGTTTCTTTTCCAGGACTAAATGTAAATCAAGTTTCAAATGTAAGAAGTCAAACAGGCAGAGTCGCACATATTGATGATTTTTTCCAAGATAATGATATGAGAGCAGTAGAATTGTCTTTATCAGGAACATTTCATAAAGATGGTGGTCATGTAATGTTAATGCAAAGTGTTACAGCAATGGCTTTAAATCCAGGATCAGTAGGTGATGTAACAATAGGTGTTGCACCATCTGCAACAGTAGGTAGATATGGAGCTTCTGAAGAAAACAAAACATTTACATTAGTAATACAATCACCTGATAGAAGTGATGCACAGAACATAGTTTTAAAAGGATGTTTATGTACTAACTTTACATTAAACGCTGATATGGGTACAGATGGTGGTCAATATAAGTTTAGTGCTACAATAAGTTCAGGTAGAGTTCCTGACCTTACAGATAATACAGCAGTATCAGGCACAGCTTATGATGCTAATCATATTGATATGTCAGGTATTGATGTTTCAGCAGTTAAAATTGCAAGTAAAACTTCACCAATACTATCATCATTTGGAGTAACAATTGATAGTCCAGCTGTTTATACAGGTGTTGACGAAGGAGCAGGTTATGCTTGTTTTGGTAGAAGTGAAGAAATAGCAATTACAATGAATGCTACAGTTAAATTGGATAGTGTAACTATGGAGTTACCTGCTGAATTTGACACACAATCAACACATGATGCTGCTGATTTGTTTACTTTAACACAAACAACTGCTGCTAATGCATCTATTTCAATACCATGTGGTGTATTAACTAATGTTGCCTACAACGAAGGTGATATAATGATGTTAGATGTTGAAATGAAGGCACTAAACAAAGAATCAGGCAATGTGCTTGATATTACTTTAGCTTAATAAAATAATAAGGAAATAAATACATGAAGTTTGAACTCAAATCAGGTAGAAAATTAAAACTAAAAAACGTTTCTATAGATGAGCAAGATGAGATGATGGATGCTATTGAATGGGAAATGGACAAAGATGGGAATCCAACTAAAATTAAAATGATGCACTCTACAATGACAAAGTGGATTAGATTAGGATTAGATGGTGATACATCAGATAAGTTTCTCAAAGATATAACTTTTGAAGAAAAAGTAGAAATATTCTCTGTTATGCAAAGTGAGTTTATGAATCAGGGGGAAGGGAAACCCTCCAACTCAAAATAGCACTAATAAGTGATGGGTGTGGGGGGTGTTCTTGCCACCAATTTCCTTACAAAGCTATACCACCTATAGCAATAGATGGTAAAAGAAAAGAAATAGAATTTAATTCTATGGATGATGTATGGGAAGTTATATGGCTTTTACAAGAAGAAGTTAGGGAAAGTAATGCAAATGGAACGAATTTTGATGAGGATAAATCAATTATTGCTCAATTACCATTCTTTACTTGTACCAATCATTTCTACACTAAAGAGATTAGTAGAGATGTAGAAAGATACACATATTGTGTAAATAGTGGTACACCTCCATTCCCTGGATCATATGGAGAACAACCTGCAAAATGGGTTAGAAGATTTATAGCAATTAAAAATGCATTTGCAAAAAAAGAAGGCATGATGATAAGTAAAGCAAAACAGAAAGCAAAGGCAAAGAATGTCAAATAAAATTAATATAAAGTTCGCTGCACAGGGTCATCCTGGTGTAATAGCAGCAGTAAAATCATTAAATAAACAAGTAGAACAATTAGCAGCTAACAATAGAATGTTAGTTGGTGCTTCAGGACCTTTAACTGTAGCACAAAAGAAAACAGCAGATGGATTTCTTGCACAACAAAAAGCAGCTAGAAATGTTGGTGGAACATTCTCTGTTCTAAGGTCACAAATGCTTCTTGCATCATTTGCTTCAGGTTTATTTGCTGCATCTTTATTAAAACTAGCTAACATGGCTGGTGATGCTGAAGAGCAAATGGCTAAAGCTTCAGTAGTGTTTGGAGCAAGTACAGATTCTGTATTAGATTTTGCACAACAAACATCAGATGCAACAGGAAGGTCAAGATTTAGTTTAATTCAAATGACTGCCTCAGTACAGGATATACTTGTACCTATGGGTATGTTAAGGCACGAAGCTGCCAATTTATCAAAAGAAATAGTAAAAACTGCAATAGACGTAGCATCTTTCAATAACGTATCTGAATCTGATGCTATGAGAGATTTTAACTCTGCTCTTGTAGGCAACCATGAAACAGTAAGAAAATATGGTATAGTAATATCTGAAGCTAGAATGCAACAGGTTGCTATGGACCAAGGTCTTATTGAAGCAGGTGAAACACTTACTGATCAAGAAAAGATTTTAGCAAGATTAGCAATACTACAAATGGATTCATCAGATGCACAAGGTGATGCAATAAGAACAGCAGACTCTTATGCTAATGTAATGAAAGCATTAAGTGCTGAATTTGAAGAAACAGCTATTATATTGGGTCAAAAGTTAATGCCTGTAGTAAAAGCATTTGCAAAAATTACTATAACTTTATTAAAACCATTAACTGATTTACAAACATTTTTTGCTGGGTTAGCAACTGTTCTTACTTTACTTTCAAGTAAATTTATAAAAGTTAAAGCAGGTACAACAGCATTTGGTACTGCTATGGATTTTGCTACAAAAGCAACAAAAGGTTTTATAAGAGCTTCTAAAATTTTTGCAATTGCATTACTGGCATTTGAAGCTCTTGGATATATATGGAATAAAATATTTCCATCAAAAGAAGATACTGATGATGCAACTCAAGGAATATCAGATTTAAACAAAGAGCTGACTGAATATAATAAACAAATACAATTATTTACAATAGGTCAAATAGAAGATGAATTAGAAAAGTTAAGAAAAACTTCTGATGAACAAACAAAAGCTATGGGTCAACAACTTAATGAAAATTTATTTTTAGAGCCTGTCGATTTAACTTTTGAACCAGTAGCTACACCTGAACCTATTAAATTAATGCCTGAAACAGAATTTAAAGTATTACAAGAAACAATAGTAATGTTAGAAAAAAGATTGGCTGATTTAACAGGAACTAACCTAGACTTTAGTAAAGCTCAAGCAAAAGTTCGCAAAGAAATGGATAAACTTAAAGTATCTATGCGAGAATACAATACTGATGGCGATATACAACAACAAAGACTTGCTAATGAGCTTATGGATAGATATGGTATTAATATAAACGATGTAAAAGAAGCACAGAAAGCTTTAAAAGATGAATTAGAAGATTTTATTGTAACTGAAGGCAAATCTATAGGTCTTAATCAAATAGCAAGACTAGAAAAAAGAATTGCAAAAGTTCAAGGTGTAAGTGCTGCTCAAATGTTTTTAAATGAACAAGCAGCTAAAGGTGTTGTTATATCTACAGAACACGCTGACAGAATAAGAGAGTTAAACGCTTTATTTGAAAAAGAAAAAGAATTAAAGCAATTACTATCAGAAGAAGAAGGTATACTTTCTCAAGTTTTAGAAAAAACAACACAAACAGAATTAAAAGAAATAGATACAAAAATATTAAAGCTAGAAAAAATAGCAGAAGAAATAGGTCTTACAAATGAACTTGCTATAGCTATTCATAATTTAAAAGTACAAAAAGAAGAGGTAGAAGATTTAGATGGTAAGACACATAAACTATCTATATTTAGAAATAAAGCAGAAAAAGATTCTACTGTACAATTATTAGATGCTTTAGGTCTTGCTGCTTCACAACATAAAGAAGGAGCAAAAGTTGCTGCTAGACTTTCACAATTATCTGCTATTATAAACACATACGAAGCCTTTACTGCTGCATTAAAAACACCAGTTAAAGCTGCTGCAATATTAGTATCAGGATTGGCTGCTGTAGCACAAATAGAAAATTCTATGGGTAAAATGGGTGCTGGTGGTGGAGGTGGAAGTAAACCTACAGGTCCTGGTGGTGCTTTACAGTTTGAAGATGGTGGTTATGTAGGTGGTAGAAGACATTCAGAAGGTGGCACTTTAATAGAAGCAGAACGTGGTGAGTTTGTAATGAGTAGAAGAGCTGTAGAATCTATTGGACTAGAAACTCTTAATCAAATGAATAGAGGTGGTGGTACAGCTAGTGGTAATGTAGTAATAAATGTATCAGGAAATGTTATGACACAAGATTTTGTAGAAGGTGAACTTGCAGAGCAAATTAAAGAAGCTGTCCGTAGGGGTAGTGATTTTGGGATAGGTTAATGTTACAATTACCAGCAAAGTTTAAACAAGCATTAGGACCAGGATCAAGAACATCTTTATATCCTTTAGTTAAAATTTATAAAGGTTATCAGATAGATGATACTATTCCTGATGATGCAGAATCAATAAACTTATCAATAAAAGAAACGTCAATCAAAAATCTAGATGGTACATATTCAGGGTATTTACCTTTACTTTTAAACACTCCCCAAATAGTTTCAAAAGCAGACATTATAAACAATAAATACACAATTTCTAATGTATCATTGTCTATATCAAATGCTCCCTATAATGGTAAGATTTTTTCAGATGATATTCCAAGTCTACTAAATGCAGTAGTACAAGTGTATTATGCTGCTACTGGACTAGACACCCTAGATGATTGTTTACTTGTCTATACAGGTACTATTAGGCGTTATAATCAATCTAAAAATGACATTAAACTTACTTTAGAAGATTTAACTGAACAAAAACTTAAAACTACAATACCATCTACATTAGTAGAAGATGAATTACAATATAAACATGATGACATTGGTAAACCTTACCCTTTAGTGTATGGTTATGTAGATAATAGTCCAACAATTAAGAAAGGTTTAGATACACTTGAAATAGATAAGCCTAATAAAGAAATATTTGGTTTTTGGTCAGGAACTGATTACTATCAAAATCCTGCAATTAAAGAAGGTCATCCATTAGTAGAAAATGGATATTTAAGACAAAACAAATATTTAAGTGCATACAAAGATGGTTTTGTTTCAATATACGAAAAAGGACCTAAACATTTTGGTAGTGGCATTTATGAAGTAGAAGATTTGGAGTTTTACAATTTTAACAATGCAACAAGTGATAATTCAGCAAATATTATATTAAATGCTGATGCATATATAGATACAACTGAAGAAGGTGATGAAGAAGAAACATTTGCTATACCATCACGAATGTATAGACCTATAGTAGATGCAACATTTTACGCTAAAAATCTTAATCATCAAAGTGATTATTTTCAAGCTTCAAATAATAAGTTTATTGGTTATAAAAATGATGATGGTAGTATGCAAACAATCATAAATAATATAGCTATATTTCTAGATTCTGAAACTGATAACAGCGAGTCAATGGCACAAGATATATATAATGAATTTTGGGATAATGGACCTAATGAGGGTGATGTGTTAAAGTTTTGGCAACCCACACAAGTTAATGATGCTTATGAATTAGATACAGAAGAAATAAGAGCTGATGTTATTGATGAGAATTGGAAGCAATTTTACAATGGGTATGAAGAATCTGCTAAATTTCCTATTGATATGATACAAAATAATGATGAAAATAGTGGCTTACATATAACAGCTACAAATCTTAGTTATGGTCAAACACAAGGAGCAGGTAGTTTTGCTAGATTATTTTTAAATCAAGATGCAACAATAGGTGATTTTCCTTGTGTAACTAAAATATTCTATGATGCTTGTTTTTTTACTAATGGAAATATAGATAATCCAAACAACCTTGTTTATCAAGGTTCACAGCCAAGATTTGCATCTTTTTGGGCAGAACGATTTTTAATGCCTGAAGCGTCATCAACCCCAACTTTTATAAACACTTTACAAGAATGGTTATCTTATATACCAAGTTATGGTGCAATTCCTCCACAATTTCCAAATGGTATACATGAAATGGTTGTTACAGAAAGAGCAGATGATGGTAGTTTAGGTAATGAAATACAAACAAATAATACTGATTATGCAAGATTAGAGTATGAAGATGGACTATTACATAATACAGATGGTGTTAGTAACATAATACAATCTTTTAATACAACAAATGCTTTTGATTCTATACAATTTGGCTCACCTTCTTTTACAAATACTGGAGTCAATTATGTTTCAGCTAATCTAAAAGAAATATATGTGTTGCAAGATTTTCTTTTAGAAGATTATGCTAATCTAGATTATTATGCAAGTGTTGGTGGTAGGGTAAAAGATGGAAATATAATAACAACTGCACAAGATATATTAGAAAACATACTTACTGATGAGTTGTCGTATGATGGTAATGTTGATAACCAAAATACTGATATACAAAATAATTGGCAATATGGATTTACTGTAAATGAGCAAATAGAAGCTAAAGAAATATTTGAAGGCATATTTAAATCATCTCTTTTGATACCAACATTTAATAGTGCTGGACAATTTAAATTTATTGGCATAAAACAAATTATAGAAAGCTATACTGATGTTCAATTTATAAGTAATGACGATGTGTTAAATTATTCATTTCAATTAACGAAATTAGATGATGTGTATAATTCTGTTAATGTTCATTATAAAAAGAATTATGCTAGTGGTGATTATGATAGTCAAACTGGATTTAACATAGACAATGGTATCTATGAAAATTATGATCAACTAACTACAGATGGTTTGGGATATTCTGAGGGTAGTGCTTATAGTATTGATTATTATGGTAAATTGTCAACAGAATCAAAATTAGAAGTAGAATCAGATTATATTAGAGATAAATATACAGCAGAAAAATTACAAAAAAGATTATTGATGTGGTATTGTAATCAACATTTAGTAACTAAGATAGATTTACCACCACATTATATGTATCTAGAAGCAGGTGATTATATTAAGTTTAGTGAGTTATTAGGTGGTAACCTTGCATTTGGATATGATTATACAACACCTGAGCAACGTAATGGACAACTTATATATGATGTATTTTTTATAACAAAAATATCTAAATATTTAAGTAAAGTAATGATTGAAGCAGTACAAGTGCATCGTGGCGAATATGGTTATCCAAGCATAGCTGAAGAAGATACAGGTGATATTATTAATGGTAATGGTAATGATGTTACAGAAAACTATCAACTACCTGATCCAGGAGATGATTCTAACTATAGCGAAGATTCTATTGATACTGAAGAATGGGATTCTATTGTAGACCCTTTTTTAAGGTTAGATATGACAGGAAGTAGCATTTTAAACGATGGAACAGTTTATGCACTTGTATCAACTAATATGGATGAAACTTGGGAATATAATATATGGGCAAAAAATATATCTGATACATTTACATATAATAATACGACTTATGAAGAAGCAGAAAATATACCTTTAGGTGAAGTTGATGCTAGTGATTTAGTAAATGTTGCACTTAATATGGATGGTAATAATGGTATTTTACAAATAGAAAAGAAATTTGAATTATATCCTGAAAATGCTTTAATAGAATTTGTTATAGAAGTAAAAAATACAGCAGACTATCAAGATGAAGCATATTTTACACAATTTGGAATGCCTGAAGAAGAATTTGAGTTTAATGGTTTATATGGAGATGTTAATCAAGATGATGTAATTAATGTGCTAGATGTAGTTACTGTTGTAACTTCAATAGTTTCTGATAATTGGGATAATTTTCCTAAAGATGATGAAGGTAGAAACATAGCAGATATGAATGGTGATGGACAAGTTAATGTGTTAGACATAGTAATGTTGGTACAGGTAATTGTAGGGGGATAATGGCAATAGCAAAGAAAATATCAGAAGTTTATGATTTTAGTAGCAAAATAGCAAGTGGTACTGCTACAATTAGTTATGAAAATGGTGAGTGTTTAATATCGTCTAATACTGACATAATGGGAATAGAAATACATTTTACAGGGAAAGTTAACATAAAACCTACATTACCTGAAGGTTGGTATTTAAGAGGTAACTCTAGTAAGATTATAATCTTTACTATGCAAAATGTTCCTATAAAAAATCAATTACTATTTCAATATGAAGGCACAATAAAATTAAATAAAGCTATAGTAGCAAACGTAGAAGGTAAACAAATTAAATGTGTTGTTAAAAAAGACGAATCACAATGGACTAAACAAAATTGGTCTTTAGATGTAGAAGCAGATACTTGGGATAATTTTAAAGATATTACACCCAATGGTAAAGTTAAGAAAACTTCTTACATTATAGATGATGATTTACCTGAAGCAAAGCCAGTAGATAAAACAAAAATTAAAACAAAACGTAGAACAACAACATCTTCATATACAACAGGTGGTGGTAGTTCAGGAGGCTCAGGAGGATATTAATGGGAAAACAAGTTAAAACGCCAAGATTTTATGTAGATATGCCTACATTTTTACACGCCACAGGACAATTAGGTTGGGATGACACAAGAGGTGGAGCAGAATTATTGTATATGAATTGTTCTAACCCTTATTTAAGAGAAGTAGATAGTAATTCTCCAATAACAATAGGTTCTAATGCTAACAATAATCCTAAAACATCATTTCCTGTTAATTTTTGTGCATTACTAAATCATAATTTTGCTTCTAATACAAACGATTTTAAAATTTCAGGTAAAGCAGGTCTATCTGCAGGTGAAAGAGAATTTAAATTAAATGATTCTAATATATTTGAAAAAAATATATTAAATGCAAATAGTAGTGGTAACCTTTGTAATCCTCAATATAATGGAACAAGTATATGGACTTTTAATAATGTAAATGGTCTTGATGATTATTGGAGAAGTTTTGCAGTTTTTTTTCCATCAGGTATTGACACTTACACACACCAATTAGGCTCTTTAGTAGTAGGTAAGTATTTTGATTGTCCTAATTCGCCTGACCTTAATCTTACAATGTCAAGACGATTTGATGGCATTAAATCACAAAAGACTATAGGTGGTAAGACGTTATCTAATATATACTATGATGGACCAACAGAATGGACTATGAATGGTCCTAATGGAACTTATAAATACCCACCATTTGAACTAGATTTAGCAACAATTGCATCAACCACAGACGATACAGCTACTGATGATATTAATGAGATAACAAATGATTTTAATCAAATATCAAAAAGTGGTTTAGGTAGAAAAGGACTTAGAAGTTGGAAACTTACATTCTCTTATATAGCAGAAAGTGATATGTGGATGGAAAATGAAGTATCTAATACACTTATAAGTGATGGTGAAACTGATACTACACTTAACGACCCTAACCCTATGTTATCAGATAATAGCTTTAACTTTGTATGGAATTGTACATTAGGTGGAACTCTGCCATTTATATTTCAACCTGATAAAGACAACAGCAATCCTGACCAATTTGCTATATGTACATTTAGAGAAAATACTTTTAGTGTAGATCAAGTTGCTCCAGGAACTTACTCAGTTGAAGTTACAATTGATGAACTTGCTTAGGGTCAGGTAATACAATACCCATTTCGGTAACTGCCCATCTTATAACTTGGTCAATATATTCACCAAATTCCTGGACAGATAAACCTTTAGTCGATTCTAATTCATATTTATCTTTAAGAACTTTATGCATTTCATCTTGTGTATAGCCAAGTTCTTTGCCTAAAACCCTAACTATTACTCTATAATAGGCATTTTGTTGTGGAGAACGTACTTTTTCGGCAGCTTTTATTTCTATTGACACATAACCATCAAAATTAAACAAATACTGCCTAAACATCTCTTTATCATCTAAGGTTAATTTACCATTATTTACTTTACCTGTAAATTTCATATCAACTAATTTCAAGTATTTTATTTAAATTATCTTGTGGCAAACAATATGTAGGTCCATACCCTAAATCTTTTTTTAATTCAGGGTTTATAATATCTTTATAAGATGCCCATCCTGCAAATTTAAATGAAGGAAACTTTCCTATAACTAAAGCGTATATATCTATATCTTTTTCTTCTTTACCTATTCTGACTAACAGTTTACCATTTGGATAAATTGTATTTTTTACATCAACAGTTGTTCCATTTTTTAATATAGCATCTTCTTTGTTAAAATGATTTTCTTTTTCTATAGTAGAAGAATCAAATTCTACATCACAAAGCCTACAAAAAGCTAATTCAGCACCAAAACCATTTAAATTCATTTCATACAATTTAACATTTTTATCAATTTTATAATTATTTAAAAAATAGCTTCTATCTTGTTTACAAATATTAGTTGCCATTTCTTCAATAATTTCTTTATCTTGATGAGTCAAATTATAATAAGTGTTGTAATTTAAAAATTTAGTATTCATATAATTACCTTTCTATTGTGTAAAGTATTTTCTGATTAAATTAAATGCTTCTTTCCATAAGTTAATATTGTACTTTTCTTCAAATCGTTTTATGCCTAAATGGTGTCTTTCACTATGGTGA